TGACCCAGAAGGGCCTCGATCACCTCGAGGAGCGCGTCGTCATCACCGGCGTCAAGCGCCCGAGCCCGAAGGTCTAACCCATGGCGCGCGAGGGACGCGGGCGGCTCTCCAGCCTCGATCTGCTGCCCGAGGAGGCACAGGACGATCTGCTGTGGGCGCTGGCGCAGCTCAATGCCCGCATACGGACGCAGGTCGATATCCTCGAAGAACTCAACAGGCGCCTCATCGACAAGGGGCTTTCCGATTATCTGATCTCGCCGAGCGCCTTCAATCGCAAGGCGGTGGCGATCTCGCGCGCCTCCGCGCGGATCAAGGAGCAACGCGCGATCTTCGCCGGCATAGCCGATCAATTGACGGCGGAGAGCATCGATAGCGGCAATGTCGCGCTGGCCGAATTCATCAAGACGTTGATCGCCGAGATCGTCTCGAAGGAAGAAGGCACGCTGACCCCGAAAGGCGTCAAGGAGTTGGCGCATGCGTTCGCGCTGGTGATCTCCGGCACCAAGCTCTCATCCGCCCGCCGCAGCCATGTCGAAATGGAGCAGGACGCCAAGAAGAAAGCCGCAGACGCCGCCGGCGCGGTGGCGCGCAAGGCGGGCCTGACTTCCGCGACCGTCGACAAACTCAAGGCGGAAATCCTCGGCATTCCGAGGACGCCGTGAGCGCCGGCCCGCTGATCACGCCGGAGCGCGAAGGCCGCTACGGGCTGATCTATGTCGATCCGCCGACGCGGACCGAGAGCTACAGCCCCAGAGGACAGGCCAAGGCGCCGCCCTATCCCACGATGAGCCGCTACGACCTGCTGACGCTGCCGGTGGGCAGGCTCGCCGCGCCCAATTGCGCGCTGGTCCTGTGGAGCACCTCAACGCATCTCGGCCAGATGATGGAGTGCATCCGCGTCTGGGGTTTCGAATATAAAAGCTACGGCGGCTGGGGCAAACGCAGCCCGCAGTGGAGCCCGGATTGCAAGGAGCCGAAATGGGCCTTCGGCACCGGGCGCTGGCAGCGCAGCACGCTGGAAATCTATCTGATGGCGGCGCGCGGCGCGCCGTTGATCTGCTCGCACGGCGAACGCAATTTCATCGAGGCGCCGCTGCGCGAACATTCGCGAAAGCCCGATGAAGCCCGCGAGGCGCTGGAGCGGATGTTCCCGCGCGTCCCGAAGATAGAGCTTTTCGCGCGGCAGCGCCGCGAGGGCTGGGATTGCTGGGGCGATCAGGTCGATATGTTCGAGGCGGCGCCATGAACGCAGAGCGCATCCGCTGTTGCGTCCCCTTTTGCGGGCGAACCTTCTCCCGGGAGAAGGTCGGCTTTCCGCGCGAAATCATATGCGGCAAGCATTTTCGCGCCATCGGGCCGCGCACGAAGCAGCAATATCGCGGGATCAACCGCAAGCTCAAAAAATGGCCCGACGACGAACGTCTATTTCGGCTCCATGATTTGAATTGGCGGCGCGCCAAGCGCCAGGCGATCGAAGCCGCGGCGGGGTTGATATGAACGAGCGGGCGCTGCGCGAGCGGAGCGACGAGCTGGAGGAGGAGGTCCGCCAACTTAAAGAGGCGTTGACGCCGAACCTGGCGTGGCCGAGCTTTCTGGGGGTGCGGATGACTGGAGCTGCGAGGCGCGTCACCGCGATGCTTATGGCGCGCGCGCCCAACATCATGCCGCGCGAGATTCTTCGCATGAGCTGCCTGCACGAAGATACGACGCTTAAAGTCGTCGATGTCCACATCTATAAGGCCCGACGCGCTCTCTCGCCTTGCGGCGTGCATATCCACGTGCAATGGGGCGAAGGGTTCTGGATGGACAACGCCTCCGCCGCGCGGCTGCGCGAGCTACTTAAGGGGGCGCAGCCATGAACCCGCGCCGGGAAATCCAGTCGCCTCGCCTCATCACCGAGGCCGAATGGCGCGAGTTGCGCCGCGATCATGCGTCAATGACCGCCGACATGCTCGCCGCGATGGGCGGCGTCGACGGCGTGTTTCTCGGCTATCAGAAAAAGCTCGTCTTCGCGGTCCATGAAAACCGCGTCACCATCTGCGAAAAGTCGCGCCGCACCGGAGCCACTTGGGGCATAGCCGCCGACGCCGTGCTGACCTCCGCCGCGGCGGAATCGGCCGGCGGCATGGACAGCTTCTACATCGGCTACAATCTGGAAATGTCGCGCGAGTTCATCGACACCGCAGCCATGTGGGCCAAAATCTTTAACGAGGCGGCGTCCGAGCTGGAGGAATTCCTGTTCGACGACGGCGACCCGGACAAGCAGATCCGCGCCTTCCGCATCAAATTCGCCTCGGGCTTCCAGATCATCGCTCTGTCTTCGCGGCCCCGCTCGCTACGCGGCATGCAGGGCTTCGTCATCATCGACGAGGCGGCGTTCCATGAAGAATTGAAGGAGCTGATGAAGGCGGCGATCGCGCTGCTCATCTGGGGCGGCCGGGTTCTCGTGATCTCCACGCACAACGGCGAGGACAACCACTTCAACGTGCTGGTCAAGGCGGCGCGCGGCGGCAATGGCTACGGGCTCGTGCGCTTCGATTTCGACGACGCGCTGACGGACGGCCTCTATCAGCGCGTCTGCATGCGCACGCGTCAGCCGTGGAGCGCCGAGGCGGAAGCCGAGTGGCGCGCCGGCATCATCAGGGATTACGGCGACGCCGCCGACGAAGAGCTGTTCTGCATCCCCTCGGAGGGCGAAGGCCAGTTCCTGCCCGCGCCGTTGATCGAGGCGCGCTCGAACCCCGACATCCCCGTGCTACGCCTGAAGCGCAACGACGCCTTCATGCATTGGCCGGCGCGGCTGCGCGAGGCGGATATCGAGGAATGGTGCGAGCGCGAGCTGCTGCCCATCCTCATGACTCTCGACCCCCATCTCGCGCATTTCCTCGGCGGCGATTATGGCCGCGTCTCCGACCTGACCGTATTGTGGCCCCTGGCGATCTCGCGCACCACGCGGCGGATCACCCCCTTCGTCGTCGAGATGCGCAATATTCCCTTCGATCAGCAAAAGCAGGTTCTGAAATATATCGGCAAGCGGCTGCCGCGTTTCTCGGCGAGCAAACACGACGCGACCGGCCTCGGCATGTCGATCGCCGAATTTGCCGTGCAGGAGTTCGGCAAGGAGCGCACCGAGGCGGTGATGCTCAACATCCCGTGGTATCGGGAGAACGCCCAGCCGGTGAAGACCGCCTTCGAAGACGACGCGATCGAAATCCCCGCCGACGCCGATATCCATTCGGATTTGCGCCTCGTCGCCGTCAAGGCCGGCGTCCCGCATGTGCCCGCACTTAAAAGCGGCGTTCACAAGGATCGTCACGGCGACGCGGCGGTGGCGCTGTTCCTGGCCTATGCGGCCACCAGGGCGCTGGTCGCGCTCTACGACTATGAAAGCGCCGGCACGATGCGCGAGCAGATGGAGCGGCGCGACCGCCCCGACGACGACGACGATTTCAAACTGCCGCGTGAGGGGTGTTGGTGATGCTGGGCTTTCCCAACAGGAACGAAAACGGGACCACCGGAATCCACGGTCCGACGCCGATCCTCGATCGCTTAAAGTCGTTCGGCCAAGCGCTGCTCGGCAAGACGCCCGCGCGCGAACTCACATCGGAGGTCGCCTCGCCGGAAATGGCCGGCGTGCGCACGCTGTGGGACGTCTCGGTCGCCGCGGGCCTGACGCCCGAAAAACTGGCCATGCTGTTGCGCGACAGCATTCGCGGCGACCATCGCTTCTACCTCGAACTCGCCGAGGAGATGGAGGAGCGCGACACCCACTATCTCTCCGTGCTCGGCACGCGCAAGCGCGCGCTGTCGCAGCTGCGCCCTTCGGTCGAGCCCGGCGAGAAGCCCGACGCCAGGATCGAGGACGCCGTGCGCGATCTGGTCGAGGACCCGATGTTCGCGGATATGCTGCCGCAGCTGCTGGACGCATTCGGCAAGGGGTTCTCGGCGATTGAGATCGTCTGGCATGAGAGGGACGGGCTGTGGTGGCCGGCCTATGTCTGGCGCGACCCCAAATATTTCACCTTCGATTATATCTCGCGCTCCGAGCTGCGGCTGCAGGTGCTCGGCACGATCGACGGCGCCGCGCTCGATCCCGGCAAATGGATCGTCCATGCGCCGAAGATCAAATCCGGCATTCCCATTCGCGGCGGCTTCGCAAGGCTGGTCGGCTGGTTTTATTTATTCAAGAATTACGCGGTGAAAGATTGGGCGTCGTTCCTCGATGTGTTCGGCATGCCGATCCGCGTCGGCAAATATCACCCCTCGGCGACGGCCGACGAACGCCGCAAGTTGCTCCAGGCAGTCATGCGCATCGCCTCCGACGCCGCGGCGATCATCCCCGAGAGCATGATGATCGAGTTCCTGGAGGCCAAGGGCTCGGGCTCCGGACAATCGACGCCGTTCGAACAGATGGCGCGGTTTTGCAATGAGGAGATGAGCAAAGCTATCCTCGGC